GGTTTGTGCCAAGCTATCATAGGACATTGCCCTACCCGCTTCCGGTGCCAGGCTGATGTCTTTCGAGAATTCATCATGCTTTTTGATCTTCCTGTCAAGGCGCCATACGTAGCCGTCTGCATCGGGTATCCCCGCACCATTGTCAAGCTTACTTCCATGTATCACAGCTGGTGTGAATCTTTCGAAGCCCCGACCGCCGCCTCGAGGCCCCCGCGCCCACCTGTCGGTCACGACGCGCCACCACAGCTTCACTTCACCTGGTTCCAGCTGTCTGCGGTATAGTTTTGAAAGTGTGGCACGGGCTTCCTGTAGCCGTCTGCCGGGATCAACATGGCCCTCGGATATCCAGTTGCCAGATATGAAGGACGCCATAGCCCGGTTCACGTTGCCGAGCACACCTTTGCTCGTGATCGTGTTCCTTAAATACTCAGCCATGCCATTGCCTCCGCTGCCATCACTAAACAGCTGCTTGATTTCAGTCGCTACCAGCGGTATCTGCTCCATCACCCCGTAGAGTGTACAAGCCTTCACCCAGTTCAGTAGTGATGAAAAAACATCATCACCAGCGCCGGCATATTCGACCATAGGGTCACTGCCATAGAGCCGCCTATAACAACGTCGAGCGATGCCTATGTAAGCTTTGTTCATCGTGGAATTGATCCATGTTGTGCCCCTCCAACCTGATAATAAACCCCGCAGAAAGTGCACTTTGTGCCCCTGGTCCTTGTAGTATATACTGTCGAAGGCTTCGACCAACCATATGCACATATTGCGGAAGATGGGAGGAGCTCCCGACATGACAGCAATTTCTTTGACCACGTTGATGTTCATTTGCATATCCTCAACTTCATGCTGGATGTTAAAGTCAGCGAAATCATACATAAAATTGAACAACCCGTCGCAAAACCCAATCATCCTCAATTGGTCACGAGTATGTTGATTCTTCTCCGGTATGATGTCAAGCCCAGCAATGGGGATGCCCCTCTCTAGGATGTCAAGCAGATAGGCAAATATTACGTAATGAAAAACGTTCGCTGGGTACAGCGCCCGTAGCGCGGCAACTTCCTCTTTTGTCGCGATACTGGTAGTTGAGTCACCGCCCTTGCGTATGCCCGCACTGATAGCGGCATACACTTCTGGGCGTTCAAACATGCCTCGTTTATTGAATGTGACCTTGCCGCCCATTGCTTTGAGTTCGATTTGTATTGACCTAACCACCTCATGTATCGCTTTCTTTTTGCCAATTCCTTCCACGGCCGTCC